CCAACAAAAAACCCGTCTTACCGGGTCGAAGTCCGGCAAGACGGGTTAGGGTCCGGCGGTTGTATCCGCCGAAATTGTGTCATGTTTTCGCCGCTCGCTTCGACTCGATTGGCGTCAACCTGTGCCAGATGTCAAGCGTTGCTTTACAACTCTGCACAAAGCTCACAACGCCCGGCAATTGAATCATACGCCTCACCTGTCCAGCATCCGGCTGGCTGCACTCCACTGTCGCCGCACCGTTCGCAAATGTATCGGCGTTGCTCTATTGGTGCGTGCCCTTTGTTTTTGTACGCCTCAATTGCCTCGGTAAATGCCGCCGGTGGCCCAAAAATCTCCACATTTTTTTTCAAATCCGCTAAGCTCATCAACACCAAATCGCCATTGACCTCGACCCTCGCCGCCAGCGCACCACGTGCCGCGCGTCGCGGGTTAAATTCGATGAACCGGAATGTAAAATCATCAGTCATCGCTCACCCCTCTGAACCCTCCGGATTTACCGGACTGTTGCCGCGAAGGATCTCGACGACCTCGGCAAGGTCATCCCACTGCACCCAATCACCGTGCTTGTTTCGCTCGTCGACAACCCCGAACTGGTCATCTGCATCAACCTCATGCCGTGTAATGTCCTGCAGCGCCTTTACGGCCGCATCAATCCGCTTCCGCAGCGCATCTCGCTCACATAGCGAGTTACGATACACGACACCGCTGCACAAAACCTGCCACGTTCCGCATTGCCCGAAAATTATACCGTCGTGGATACTCGCAGCAGCACCGCAGTACTTACATTTCATTGCCTCACTCATCGCTACGCCTCCTCACCTTACCTGTCAGCGTGCTGTGTAGATTGTATTTGCCTAACAGATCCAGCAACTCGTCCGAATCAGCACAATAAAAGTCCTCGCCGTCAGTGTCGCAAAACTTAACATGCGTGATAGCACCATTTTCGTCAGTGTGAGTAAATCGACCATGGACATACCAGCCTCTGTCGCTTCGCTCTATTTCAAGAACCGATCCGTTTGGCCATAGCCATTTAGTCGTCTCGACGTCGTCAAAAAATGGTAATGCCGAACTTTCGTCATTACTCAGGTCGTCATCTGTCGCGTATTCATTTTCACCGCTCACTACTACATCTCCTCAGTCTCAACAGCCGCACACACAATCGGACACACTTGCCGCAATCGCTCCCAACACAGATCCGCAATCTCGCGATGTTCTTTTTGCGTCTCTTCAGCCCGCCTGACTTCGCAATAATGAATCCAACTCCTGACAGAGCCAGTCATGATCAAGACAGACTGCGTCAGGCCCTCAGGCAGGATGACCCTCGCACACTCTTTCGCGATGCCGTTCTGAATCGCCCACAGATAGGCTTCTGCTGCTGCCTTCAAAACGTCCTGCTGATAGACCTCCCATGACTCTTGTAATCCCTCGTCAGTACACTCAATTGACGCCTGTCGGTTTTTCGGATCTTGTAACCGTGTTTCGCGAAAGCTGAAATCGCTCAGATTCACCGCCGCGTACCGCTGCGAAAACTCCTGAAACCGAAAAGATTGATGCCGCAAAATCTGTCGGCTGATGTCACGCGGTGCGCGGATTTCCATCGAAATCGAAACCTGCTCAAACACTGACCAGTGCTTTTTCCGAATACAATATCGCAGCAGTCCCTCGCCCGTGTCATGATTACTCTGATTTCCGGGATTGCTCACCCGTGCCGCCCAGACAATGTACTGCTCAGGGCTGGTACAGTTGTCCGTTTGTTCGCTGACCGGAACCGTGTACGCTGTCACTTTAACACTGCTCATGCTGTCACTGCCTCTCTCTGTTTTCGTGCCCGTGTCTCTTGTGCCCGTTGTGCCGCCCTCTGTTCTCTCGACGGCTCCCGCAGCCGTGTAATTATCATGCCTTCCATGCCATCGCGCCCGCAGAATGCAGGCTCAATCCGGAACCACCTTGCGTTATCTGTATGTCGTTTTCGCCAGTAGTTCAACTGCACGGAAGCGTACTTCCGGGAACTCGTGATAATGTAGCGAGTATCACCGACTCGCATTGTGAGATAGATGTCTTGCCAGTTGTTTGTTTTCATGTGAATCCCCTTGTGTTGTGTTATTCGATGTCGTCAAACAATGACCGAACAGCCGCCTGAGTCTGTCCTTTATTTGCCAGCAACTTCTCCAGATTCTTTACGGCCTGCCGAAAGTACGACGGCTTCAATTCGCAGCCAATCCCACGACGGTCTTGCATAACTGGTGCATACACTTCTGACCCAACACCCATAAATGGAGTCAAAACAACGTCGCCCGGATTTGTCCACATCTGTACAGCCCGATGAATTACATCTAACTGAAGTGGATGCTGATGCCTCTCGTCACCTTCGTCTTTTGATTCCTCATAGGGCAAAACGTTTTCAATTCGAATATCGTCCCAGAATGCTGACGCATAGTGTCTCCATATCCAGTGACTGTACCTATTTTCAATCTGGTTTCCTTTCCATCCCTTAAACCTCAGCAACTCCTTCGGAATCTCACGCTCTCCGTGATAATCGAAAAGTCCGTTCGGATGTTTTACCGGCTCGGGGTTTGTACCGCGTTTGCGGAACGGAATCAGGTAGTCTGCTGACGCCACGTTTGTGAGAGTAGCGTCCTCACAGATTTGTCGGTGTGCAAGTGCCTTGCTCATCGTCCTCAGACGAACTGCCAACGGCTCTTTCCAGATGCAAATTCTCGGCAGCATCTCAAACCCGAGCGATTCATGCAAACGCACAATATCGCCAGGGAAGTCGGTGTATCCGCCAACGTTGGCACCCTGCTTCGGCACGTCCATGCAATGGACAGCCGTGATTCGCCCTGGCTTCATTGCACGTGCAATGTGCTTCACAATAAAACCATAGTGCTCGAAAAACTCGGCATACGTTCGGGAGTTTGACAGATCGCGAACGCTGCTGCTGTAGTTGTAGAGACAGCCACCGTTTTCCGTTGCAAATGGTGGCGAATAGATTGCCATACCAACTGACTCATCTGGAATCGATTGCAGCACTTCTGCTGAATCGCCGTTGTAAATTGCGTACTTATCGCAAATAACCTGATCAATCACAGCCATGTTGGAACCTGCTCTTTCTCTGGAAAATAGTCCCTTGAAACTAAGTGCATACTGTTTTGCATGTGTGCCACGAGACTCTGGAACATCCGCTGAACCTGTTGCTTTTTTCGCTCCAGATTTTCGGCAATCTTTCGCTCGCCCTCGCTGAGCACCATGTCAATCGTAACCGGTTTTTTTTGGCCGAATCTATAGCACCTGCGGACGACCTGATAATACTGCTCAAACGAATGACTCGGGAAAATAACCTCGTGATTGCAAATTTGAAAATTAAGCCCCCACGCTCCGATCTTCGGCTTGCAAACTAATCGGCGAATCTGACCTTTTGCGAACCCCAGAAGGTATTCTTCCTTCTGTTCGTCGCTCATTGATCCTTTGACCTGCACACAATCGTCCAGCATCTGTTCCAGTAAATCACACTCCGGATTTAACTCACCCCACAGTGCGGTCGATCCGTTTGTGCATTTGCAAGTTCGACGGCCTTTTCACACCGCTCTTTGATTGTGACTCTGCGCTCTTCTCGCTCCTCTCTCATGTCGTTTGCCGCCATGGCGAACAGATTCCCCGCTCTGGCTTTTGTGCATTCAATGACATGTGCCCGTTCGGTCAATGGTGGCAGCACAAACCGCGTGTCATCGAAACCCAAGTCAGACGGCTTTTGAATCGACCTCGCCCACGAGCAAACCCATGACCAAAAAGGCTCTTCCGCGTGACCGCGAAAACGGTACTTCGTACGGCCCCATCCGTGATGATCTTTTGACGTTTCCTGTTTGAAAAACTTCGTGACCATGTCCCGAAACCCCATCAGGCCGAGTGCCTCCGACGACGTGCCCAACTCCCAAAAATCATTCGGCGCCGCCGTCGCTGTACACAGCAATCGAAACTGAATGGTACGCATGAATTCGACGACAGTTGCCTTTCTCTCGCTCTTGAAGTCCTTGATGCCGCTGGATTCGTCGCAGACAACGCCAGCGAAAGACATTGGATCAAACTTGTGCAACTGCTCATAGTTTGTCACCACTGCCTGACTCGCTCCGCTGTGCTGACCGTCACGCGAACGTTCCGCAGGAATCCCAAACCGCTCAGCCTCTTCGACAGTCTGTGCACCTACCGCCAACGGAGTGACAATCAATACGGGCTTGTTTGTGTGTTCAATCACCTTGATAGCCCACGCAAGCTGCATAGCAGTCTTGCCCATTCCGCAGTCCGCAAAAATTGCAGACCGTCCCATTTTGAGCGACCACCTAACCAAATACTGTTGAAAATCGTACAGAAAATCAGGCAATGAATCGGCATCAAATCCTCCCGAACTCATCCACTGACTTTTTGATTTTATGAAATCCTGATAGTCCACAGCGTCCCCCTCTCAGTGCGTGTAACCAAAAACCCGCCGCCAAAACGTCCCGGCTGCCACAATAGCCACCACAATCAACGCCGGAACCACAGACGGCTCTGGCACATATGTGCCACGAGCGCTGCCGCCATAGCTGCTTGTTGCTGTGGTGCCACTCGATGTGGTTAATGCACCACCGATACCACCAACCGGACCTGTCCAGATAATCGACTGAGTCAGAGACGTGTTTTCGACCGACAGCCATGACCGGCCCGATGGAAGATATACCGCCAGACCGGACCACGCACTGCGGATTGCTCCGGAATAGATCAGTGTCTGCCGCTGTCCCGGTGTACTATCGAGCCACAGGGCGATATTGACACCAACCCCAGGCGACATAAACCCCTGACCGAGATTCAGAGACAACTCCTCCAGCCGTGCCGCCTGTGCCAGGTCAATTGACTGGCCGCGAATCTGGCCCGGTGCAATCTGGTTGAACGCACTCAACATCATGCCGCCGTCAACGCTGTAAGGCACTTGGCTCCACAATAACACGTCCGCCTGTGCTGTGCTGGCCATCGCGACAATTGACAGCCAAAACACCCGCTGAACCAGCCAATCGACCAATGATGCAAAAAACCGCATTGTGTGTCCCCTTTATGTGTGTGTGTGTAAAACCTTAAATCAATTCCCGTGCCTGCTGTGCCGCTGCCTGTATCACCATCAGGATGCCGGGCAGATCGCCGTGAACCTGCTTCGCTCGCAGTTGGCGGACCATGTCCTGCAGTTCGGCATTCTCCTGCTCAAACATATCTGCCACTTCTTTGACCCGTGCCAACTGCTCGCTCACTGCATCCCGCTCGGCCTGCAATTGCACAACCTCCGCCCGCGAAGACGCTGTCAAAAAACGGGCGGCTGCGTCACGCTCAACCCGTAACTGCACGACCTCTGCCCGCGACTCTGTTCGCTCACGTTCTGCCGCGTCTCGCTCAGTAATCACTATCGCAACTTTGGCCCGTGCCGAGTCTCGCTCATCCACCAGCCGGCAGTTGTCGGCTGTCCTCTCCTGCAACTGCTCACGCAACGCCGCCGCGTTATCGCTATTGATGTTCGCCGATTCTTTGGCCGCAAGGTATTCTGCCCGCAGTGACTCCGCAATTGCCAAAGCTTTACCCCGCTGATCAATTGTTCGCTGCAGATTGTCGGTCACTCGCAGATTCTGCGCTTCCAACTGATCG